GGAGATTGCAAGGTTATTTGGGTTGCTGGTAAAGATGATTATGAATTGATAAGTATTTTGAATCTAGAAAAGCAAGCAGAAATACTTTTAAACAACGCATGAACAAAGAATTATTATTAACAATTGAATATTTAAAACCAAAAAATAAAGTTGTTCTAGTTTCAACCAGTACAAGATCAGAAAGCTCAAAGGATACTCCTAAAAGTAAGAGGATAGCACAATTTATACAAGAACGTTTGGGTAAAGATAAATGCATTTTATTGGATGCTGCTAATTTAAAAATTCATACATGCGAAGGTAATGTGAGTGATCGTGATGGGAATCACTGTGGGTTAAAGGATTCTGCATTAAAAGACAAAAAGAAAAATCCTACTGGATATCATCGTTGTTGGGTTTCGTTAAACAATAAAGACGATGAGCTTTGGAAAATTACAAAGGAACTATTTGAAGCTGATGCAATTATATTTTTAGGTTCCGTGCGTTGGGGTCAGACTAATTCTAATTATCAACGTTTAATGGAGAGACTCAATTGGATTGAAAACCGTTGGGCATCATTAGGAGAAGATAATGTTATTTCAAATATTGATGCAGGTGTGATTTTAATTGGTCATAATTGGAATGGTCATAATGTTTTAAGAACACAAAAACAAGTTTTAAAATTTTATGGATTTCAAGTTCCCAATGAATTATCTTGGAACTGGCAATATACAAAAAATGAACTAGACGAAAGTTTAGAAGGATATAAGGAAGATCCAAAAGTATTTGAAAAAGTTTTTAATATTGTTATTACTATAAAAGAAGCTTTTAAAGATTGGATATCAAAAAGATTATGAATTTAAACTGTGATCAAGGTAAAGAATTAGGATATCAATTTTTAGATACACGGTTTACTGGTACGCAAACGCCATTTTTATCTGGAAGTTGTGATCCAGAATTAGAAGGTATAATAATTAAAAGTGACAGAGGTGTTGCTCATAATTTAAGTGATGTCGAATTAAAAACATATTTTTAAAAAAAATATTGAAAATGGAATATACTGAGAGTAAATATTCAAAACAACATATGAAACAAGATCCTCTCACATCAGCTTACCTTAGAGTAATCAATGAAAACGCATCATCTGGAAAAGTCGAAGGACAATCCTTAAAGACAGATGGTTCTCCATTTGGTCAAGGTTCAGAAAGTAAAAAGAATGCAGAAACCTTCTACAAGGATTCTGGTGATTCAAAGGTTAAGAGTGAAGTAAAGAAGCCAACAGAAGCTCCTGCTGAACTTTCAGAAGATCCAGAAAATGAGCCAAAAGAATACAAGGCTACAGAAAAATTAACATTGAAGGATTCTTTAAATCCATTTGATGCCCTTTTCAATAAAATAATTTCTGAAGATTCTTTCAATTTTGATTCCGAAGAAGGAGTAGAACCAGAACAACATTTTGGTGGTCCTGATATGATTGGTGGAATGGAACATGATGAAGAAGATATGGATGAAGAGGACATGGGTGATGACGAAGAAATGGAAGATGAAGATATGGATGAACATGAAGATTTAGAATCTCTTGTTTCTCAACTTAAGGATTTAGTAGGAAAGCTTGAGTCACACTTAGAAGGTCACATTGAACACGAGGAAGGCGAAGAAGGTGAGCATGAATTTCCAGAAGATTCAAGAGAAGAGGGTGAAGAAGACGAAGACGAAGATGAAGAAATTAATGAGGAATCTGTTGAAATTGAAGAACTCAGTGATGAAAAAGGTGCTAGTTTAACAAAGAAGACAGGTTATACAGTTAAGGGAGCCGTACCATCCGTAAAAGGAAAAGCTAAAGTAGAAAAGGGTAAGAAGGTTAATGGTAAGCCAGAAGACTTCAAGAATGAAGGTGGAATTAGTAGCCTTCAGGCAAAGTCATCCTTTGATGCAAAGGGTGTTAAGCCAGGTAAGTTCCTCTTTGATGACCAAAGTGGAGAATAATCTAAGATAAATAAATCAAGAAAAAGCCCTCTTCGGAGGGCTTTTTTGTTGGTAAGTAATAGTAATGAACTTTAAGCAATTTTTCTTAGAAAGAAGCGGTCATAGGCACATGTCAACCGCAGCACTAACAACAGGTGGTCTCCATAAGACAAAGGGGTCTTTTTCATTAGTTGCTAAAGATATTACAAAGAAACAAATGCTCGGTGTTAATAACCCAAAACTCAAACGAGCAAAGGAAGCACCTAAAGGTACAAAGGTTCCTTTGAGTTCAACAACACCAAATCTTAATAAATTAAAAAGTGCTGGTAGTCAAATTAAATTTGATAAAATTCGTGCAGGTCAAAGTAAAACATTAGCTGCTGGTAAAAATGGAGAAAGAGTTAAAGTTCATAGAGATCCTGTAACTAAAAAATTAATTTTAAAGAAATAAAATGGAATCATTACGTTATCTAAATAAAGGAATTAATTCCAATGAAAGACAACTTTTCAGTAATTACTGGAGAGAACAAATTCATATTAATGGTCAACAGATAAACTATTATCAAAATATGACTACCTTATCTGGAGTTAATGTTCTCTATGGTGAAGAACCAAATGCTGGATTTGCTCCACCAAAATCATTAATTGTTTTATTAAACCTTAATAATGATGCATATTTGCTGTCTAAATTCGGTATTATTGCAGATAGTGATTTGAATGGAGTTTTACATCCTGATGATTTTACATCGGTTTTTGGGTTATCAAGTGAACCTAAACCAAGTGATCTTTTACAACTACAAGAGTTTGGTATTGATCGATTAAATTATCCAAAAAGAGGTCCTACCGTATATGAATTAACCGAAGTAATTGATGAATTTGTAATCAATGCATTGGGTGGTCACTATGTTTGGTTCTTTAAAGCAAAACGCTACGATTACAGTTTCGAAAATGGATCACCTGGCTCTGGTGAAGGTAACAATGCAATTAATGACAATGCAATATTAGACGAATTGGCAAAGGGTAATTTTGATTACCCTGTAGAAAATCCTTGTAGTAATAATAGTGTTTACGGAGAATACTAAATAAAAGTATATTCTTCCTTTACTGGTAGTGGCTCCGTATATTCTATATTTATATTGTGTTCTTGGCTCAAGATTTTTCTAGCAATTATATCTTCTGTTGAAGAAATATATTCCCTTATATCCAAAGGTTTAAAGATAACCTTATCAAGGGGTATATTTTTATCTTCTGCCTTATCTATTATTATATTAACTGCTTCATAAAGAGCAATCCATCTTGCCCACTTAGAACTTTCTTCTGAGAGAACTTTCCAGCTTTTATTCTTTTTCATCTGATGAGGTTTGAATGGATGGTGTTCCGGTTAAAGATGGAACATTAACTGGTTCGGTAATTCTTGCTACAACAAATTGTATATTAACCAAATTTTTCTTTTCACAAGATGTACAAACAAATTCTGCTCTTTCATTTTGATCTGGTAAAAATGTCATAACGTTTGACTTTGAACAGTATGCACAATCAAGAATTGTTGAAAGTGGTTCAAGCGCATCAAGTTCTTTCTGAAGAGCCTGTTGATAAATAAAACTTTTTATTATTGTTGCTACAAATGAAAATAAAATATATTGCAGCGTAATGAATAAAGCAAATGATGCCCAAAAATTTCCACCTATTGTTTTAATTCCTAGTGAACCAATTAATGATATAGTTATTACAGTTAAAGTGGATCTAATAAATATCCACGGAATTTTTATTTTTGTCATATAAGCAATACTATAGTATTACTCATAACATGTCAACTATTTTTTATCTAACTCTTATTTTAATTCTATTTTTCATTGGAGCAGATTCTGGTGGAATATACTCCGATGGTGGAACAGGATTTTGTGAAGGTTGTTCACTAGCTAAATTAGCAACATCTATAATATGTAAACCAATTTTTCTAATTCCTTTTAAAGCTAATTTGGCTATCTTATAGAAACGAATTAATTTTGTTTTTTGTTTATCATTTAATGACGGATTATTTTTAACCGCAGATGACATCTTATCCATAGCCTGTGATAAGAATATAAAGCTATCTGTTAAATCATCAACTATCGTACCCAAAGGCCAAGGTAAACTAGGAACCGATTGAGGTGGAGGATTGGTTAAATCATCCTGCCTTTGATAAGGAAAGTTTGGTGTGTTTCTAGCGGACTGTGGAGTAAAGTCCTTTCTTGCTGGTGTACTGTAAGCAGGATAAGACTTATTAGCAGTATCATATACTTCTGTTATGATCTTATCCAATTCCATTATTTTACTTTAAGTTGCCAATTCTAACTAGATTGTTACATCTTCCACATGTCCAACGACATTCTTGTACAACTGACTTTGTTCTTGGATCTTGCTTCGGAGTAACTCTACCCTGTACACTTGCTCCGCAAAAGGTGCAAGCGATAGGACGATTCTCTAGTGTTTGATATTGAGGATTATTATTCATCGTGATAATACTTACTTACCTTCAGATGGTTTCCAAGAAGAAACTATATCTTTGTGATTGTTTTCTTTATGATGTTGATTCTTATTTGCTTCCTCTGCTTGTACTGCAAGTTGTAATTCCTTAAACTTATGAGTAATAAATTTACATAGTTCAGAACGAACAATATCTTCTTCTCCTAATTCCATACAAAAGATACCTTGTGCTTTTGCTTCATCGTTATTGAATAATTCAAATACTCTATTAAAGCCAGACTTACCATAAGGTAGATCACTCTGCTCTGGATCGCCACAAAGAAATACCTTTGAGAACTCTCCAATACGACTCATAAGAGTATGAATTTCTCTACGAGAAAAATTCTGTACTTCATCAGCACAAACAAATTTGGCGGAGAAATGTAAACCTCTTGCAAAATTGATTGGACAAATTGTTAAACGATTATCTTTTTGTAACTTGTCTAATTGAGCCTTACAAAGAAGTTCTTCAAATTTGTCATGAAATGGGGTGAGATAGACTGCAATTTTTTCATCCAATGTGCCTGGCAAAAATCCAAGCTTTGAATCAGATGACTCAACGGCAGAACGAACCAATACCATATCGGAAATTCTTTTCATATTAAGAAGAGTTAAACCGCAATACATTGCAAGGGTTGTTTTACTGGTTCCAGCAGGACCCTTCAATAAAAGAACCTTTGTTCCTTTATCTAAAAATCTAGCAATAATTTCTTTTTGTTTATTTGTCCAAGGTAAATTTTTAATTTCTAAATTAAACGCTATTTTATCTCTTTGAAAAACATAAGGTGAATTATCATCTTGTTTTCCAGATTCGGGTGTTGTTGTTACGTTACGAGTTCTTCCAGATTGAGGTCTATCAGAACCCTTTTTCTTAGGGCGCATTTTTTTGCTCATAAAATTTAATAATCAAACTTGATTATTTTGGATTTTGTACACCGTATGTATTTCCACTAGTAACGGTGTCACCACCTGAACTAGAACTACTTGAATTAGAATCAGCAGTAGATGTGGAAGAAGATTGTGTAGGTGTTGTTTGGGATGCTTTTTGTGCAAGAGGAGCACCCTTTTTAATTAAACTATCAACAACATCTGGATGTTTATCAGCATATTGTTGCCATGTATTAAAATCTTTATTACTTGGATCTAAAAGTTCTTTGAAGCTTTGAACTGGATCTGATGCAGCTTGTGAAGGATTTGCTTTTGTTGCTGCATCTAAAGTATCATCTGCAATTTCTGCTGCGCCTGTTGCTGCCATTGGTCCGTTAGCTCTTAGTTGGTTAGCAATAGCTGTTGTTGCTGGACTACTTAAATCTTCATTTAAGAATTTATTAATGATACTATCGAATTGCTTACTCATAAAATTATTATAATATTACTTACCAATCCTTGCAAGCTTGATAATATTTTTTTTACCTTGTATCCTTTTGTTGTTTTAATTAAACCATTTGCACATCTGTTTAAATTAGATGGTTCTAAATTGTTTTGTTTTGCGTATCTTGTTAAATTTTCTACAATATGTATTTCATCAAAAGGCGTAAATATTAAGTATTTTCCTTTATATTTTGTTTTTTTGTTTTCTATTTTTAGATTATATTTATTTTTTACCCATATGTATTTTTTTGATTTATTAATAATTGAACTTATATTATTGGGTTTACAATTGAATATTTTTGCAATATCTTTTATTTTTTTATTCTCGTTATATAATTTAAACATCATAATAACATCATTGTCTTTAAATTTTCTTTGTGCTTCAAATTGATTTTTAAGATGTAATTCTGATACAAATCTTCCAGCGGAAGAACCAGCAATTTTACATATATTATATTTTGGATTTAAAGAATCAATATAGTATTGTTCTCTTTCAATACATTTTTCCTTTTCACATATTTCTAATATAGAAAAAATAAATTTTTTATTTTTATTATAACTATTTTGTAAAAAAATACATGGATTTTTATTTGATTCTAATAATCTTTTATGATTCCAAAATCTTTTTTTAAAACTAACAGAGGTGCTACCTATATAAAATTCGCCAGTATTAGAATTTAAAATTTTATAAATTCCAGTTTTTTCAATATTATTTTTATCTAATAGCGTTAACATTTTATGCCCAATCTTTACAAGCAGCGGCTTGTGGACTTCCTTGTTTGGCGTGACTACACCCATGTCTTGCTTTGAATGATTTCTTTCTTTTTGTATTTCCAGATTTGCCAGTAACTCTTACGCCAGCTTGCCCCCAATGAATTCTCTTATAAGATCCATCTGGTTGTCTGGCGCATTTAGTCCATTTTTTACCCTTTCTGGTAGAGTGTGCTTTTTTAGTTGGACCTGTGCAATTTGCTTCTTCTAATATAGAAGCTACGGCTAAATCGAATTTACTCATGATAATATTACTTACCCTTATTTACTAATAAAAAAAGATTTTGTAAAAAAGGATATTGGGCAGGGTAAATACATTTAGAAATATGTCTACTTTAACCATAACATCACCAGGAGTACAGATCAATGAGGTTGATCTTAGTTTAATTGCTAATACACAAGGTTCAACTAGTGTTCTTGCTGTAGGGTTTACTGATCAAGGGCCAACCAATGAATTAGTAAACGTAAGCAGTATTAGTGAATTTGAAAGTATTTATGGCGTTCCAACTAATTCAGCTGAACGTTATCTTTATCACTCTGCTCGTCAAATTTTAAATACTTCACCAGCAAGTTTGTTAATTTCAAGATTACCATATGGTTCAGGTAGAGGATTAGGTTATGCCAATTCTTATAGTGCATTGGTTTATCCAATTTCTACAAATTTACCAAAATTCTCCGATGCAACAAGTTATTCACTCTTAGAGCCAATTTCTATTCTTTTAAGTGATGACGAATATACACAGATTCAACAAAATAATGTTACATGGAGCCAAAGTCCATATACATTATCTAGTGTAACAGTAGGTGCATCAGCTGGTGCAGATTTTGCTGATTTTAATTCATTTATCACAGCTGGTAGTGTTAATTCTGCAACAGACATTTTTAGTATAGTTGCTACAACTTCCACACTTTCAAGTATAGAATTTTATCCTAATGTTAGTGGAGCTTATATTCAAAATACCTTTGCTGGATTTGCTGATCTTTCTGCAAACTTTAGTGCAGGTTTGGTAATTGTTAATGATTCAAAATCCAGTGTTGATAACCTTTATCAAGGTTATTATATTGGTATTTGCGATAATTCAAATATCAATCCTTCAACAAATTTCAATAGTATTACTGGTGTTAAAGCAGTATATGAAATTAATACAGATGGAACCGAGCAAGACTTTACAACAGTTAAGAGTGGTAGATTTAACTTTGCATTAAGTTCAGTTAAAAATGGCTTTGGTGGAACAAGTATTTCAGAAACACTTGAATCTCTTCCAACATCATATTCATTCTCAACAAGTGCATACAGTGATAGTATTTCATTGGTTGTTTTCAAACTTCATACATCAACATATAACCAAGATACTGTAATTCTTTCTTCTTCTGTAGCAGAAAGTTATGTTGGTTCATTATATGCAAATAGAACACAAAGTAATCCAAATGGTGGTGCACCTGTTACTTTCTATATTGATAATGTTGTTAATAACTCATCAAGTAATATTAGTGTTATCACAAATCCTTATATCTCTAAACAGGGTCAATGGGGAACAACAGATTTAAAGGGTCATTATATTTCCAACAAAACCGTAAGAGTTGCAGATGAAACAAAAAATCTTTACTCAACAGGTGTTTATCAATCTGACACAGATTATACAACAAAGGATGTTGGTAATATCCCTGCTAAATTGCAGAATATATTAAGTCATCTTCAGAATAATGATACAATTCAACTTGATATCACGATTGAAGCAGGATTAGGAACAATATGGGCAAGTGCAAACGCATTAAGTGCTCAATATGCAGCATCTCCATATACAGCTAATTTACCATTAATATATGATGAAACATATAACTATTCAACAGCCCTTGCACCATTATATGCTACAGATGGAGATTCAAGTGCTTGGTCAACTCTTGCTGGATTTGATTATCTAAGTATTGCTGATCAATTTGTATCACTTGCTAATGATACAAGAAAAGATCATATCTTTATTGCTGATCCAATCAGACATTTATTGGTTCAGGGTGCAGATAGTAAGGTTACAAGTCAACATGGATTTATTTTCTCAGATGATATCTATTGGCCTTTAAACAATCAATTTGGATCAATTAATAGCAGTTATGTTACAACATATGCTAACTGGTTCAAATATAATGATACAGCATCTAACAAACCAGTTTGGATTCCTTCTTCTGGTTATGCTGCTGCTAAAATGGCTACAACTTTCCAACAAAGCTTCCCTTGGAGTGCTGTTGCTGGATTAAACAGAGGTATTTTAACAAATGTTATTGATATCGCAATAAATCCAACACAAAAACAAAGAGACTTACTTTATAAGGTTAGTTTAAATCCTGTTGCATATTTCCCAAATGAAGGTTATGCAATCTTTGGACAAAAGACACTTTACAGAACACCAAGTGCGTTTAATAGAATTAATGTTCGTGAGCTTTTCTTATCATTAGAAAAGACAACACAATCCTTATTAAAATACTTTGTATTTGAGCCAAATACATATACAACACAAACAAGATTAGTTGGTTCATTGAAGCCAGTTTTTGATAACGCAAAGATCAATGGTGGTCTTTATGATTATTTGATTGTATGTGATAATAGAAACAACACACCAACTGTTATTGATAATAATCAATTGGTAGTATCAATTTATATCCAACCAGTTAAAACTGCTGAATTCATCTTGTGTGATTTCATCGCAACACAAACAGGAGTAGACTTTAATGAATTAGTTGCAAATAACCAATTCTAATTGAATACATAAAGGATAAATATTAATATATGAGCGGAATACTTGACACATACGGAATCGAAAACTTCTACAACGCAGCTGCCACAAATGACTTCGCAAGAACTAATTTGTTCAAAGTTGTTTCAATAGGAGGAACAAGATTTGCAACAACTGAATTGTTGTATATTACAACAACCACAATGCCAGCAAAGGCAATTACAAACGTTCCAGTTCCATTTATGGGATTGGCGTTTAACGTACCTGGCACGGTTAACTATCCAAACAGTGCTGGGTGGAATGTTACATTCCGTCTTCCACAAAATTTATCAATTCGTGGAAAGTTAGAAAGTTGGATGAGTTCAATCTTTGATGATTCTTCAAGTACAGGTGGTTATAATATTCCTTCAACTGCTGCTCAAAATCAAGTAGTTTTAGTACTAATTGATAAGCAAGGTAATCCTCTTCAAACCTATACCTTATACGGTGCATGGTTGCAACAAATTGGAGATCTATCATTAGATCAAACTGCTGCTGGTGAAGTTCTTACTCAACAAGCAACAATTGCTTACCAATATTGGAGAACAACTGCCTAATTAAGTACTAAGGCATAAATATTATTATGCCAGTATTAAACAGTCCTTACAACTACTACCTAAATACAGTTTTAGGTCAATGGCCTACTAATCTAGCACTAGCTAGTCAATGGTATTTGACGTTTGATTTTAGTGGAGTTGGTGCATTAACATCCCAATTTCAAAATTTATTAAATAACCAAGAATATAGATCAAATTGGCAATATAACCCAAGTGTTACATCGACTCTATTAGATCCAAAATTACAACGTTCTGGTGAAAATTTGATGGGTTGTGCGTGGGCAAGACAGGTTAGATTGCCAAGTGAATCAATAGATACTAGTCATAATGGTTTAGACTATGGTGGATATCAAGCACCTGCTACCTCAAACACTAGAAAGAATTATGAAAATTTACAAATAACGATGCTAGAAACAAATGCTTCGTTTATTGATCTTATTTTAAGACCTTGGGTAGTTGCAGTTGGCTATTATGGTTTGGTTGCAAGAGATCCTTCTTCACCAAAAAACGTAAAATGTAATGCACTAAGCGTAACAATGATGTCTAAAACTGGTTATGGCAATATGATGCAACCAAGAAAAGTTTATAATTTTTATAATGTTGCACCAGTTAATATTCCAACCGAAGAATACTCTTACCTAGAAGAAGGATTAAGAACAAGTGCAATTGAATTTGTTTATGATTATTACTCTGTAAGTGATGCCGAAACTGGAAATTTAGTAGCTTTAACCTAAGTTATTGGGTGGAATACTATAACTATAGTACAGAATTACCATTTTCTAAAAAGAAAATAAAGTTCAGGGAATTTACAACCAAAGAACAAATTGTTTTGGCAAAGGCGAATTTATCTTTTGCTAATACAAAAGAAAATTATTTTGATTATAATGATTTTATTATAAAAACTATTAAAAATTGTTTAGAAAATAAAAATGATTTTGATAATATTAATATAATGGATTATATTTTGTTTTTAACAAAATTAAGAATTATTAGTATTGGATCAACTATAGAATTTGTTACAGAATCTAATCATAAAGAAGCAAAAACAACCAAAATAACATTAGACTTAAATATTTTTTTAAAAAATTTATATTTTGCTGCATTAAATTCATTAACAGAACCAATTATTAACGAAAATAATGTGGAAATAAAATTAAATTGGCCTAATATTAACTCAATACAAACATTTCAATCGTTAATAAATGAAAAAAAATCTGATTATGAAAAATTTTCAAATAGTTTTCAAGAATTTATAGAATATGTTAAAATAAATGATAAAAAAATATTATTTTCAAATTTTAATATAGAAGAAAAAATAAAAATAGTTGAAAAGATATCGGTTTCGTTACTTAAAAAAGTTCAAAACACTATATCAGAGTCATTATCTAAATTAGCACAATGTGATTTGTTTAATTTATCGGCTTTTAAAGATTATATCTTTAATTTTTATCATTTAACATTTATTGATTTTATAAGATTGTTTTTTTCTGGTGATATTAGATCAATATATCAAGAATTATATTTTTTGGGTGGAGAATCACTATCACAAGAGTATATTTTAAATATTTCTCCAGCAGAAAGAAAGATATATTCATCAATAATAAATGAAGCCAGAAAAAAGAAAAGTGGTGGAGATTCTTCCGAAAGAGTTGCAGAAATTAGTAATAAATACTCTGGTTCAGCTAGTAAAGAAATTCAAGATTTGGCACTTGAATTTGGACAGACTCCACCATAAATACTACTATGAATGAAGAAAATGTAATTTTAGACTTTGATGCGGCTATAAATGCACTTAATAGTGCCTCAGAATCGTTCAAGGTTGACGTATATATTCCTTCAACCCAATCAACCCTAACATTTAAGGAAATTGATGCAAAGCAACAGAAAAGCCTTTTAAGCGCAGCTATGGATAACTCTGTATACAAGTCAGAGTTTATAAAAGCTTTTTATGATATTTTAAAAAATAACCTTATAAATGATGACAAATCTATAATCGATAATTTAAATATTGTTGATAAAATTTCAATAGCAATATCATTAAGATCTCAGATATCAAATGATATATCTGTTAATTTTACCGATAATCTTTCAGATAAGGTAAAACTAAATGGTATTATTGAAAAAATAAGCCAGTATAAGTCCCCAAGTTCAGAAAATTTAGAAATTAAAAATGAAAATACCACAATTGTTGTTAATATCGGTCTACCAAATTTAAAAACAGAACTTGAATATGAAGAAAATTTTGGAAAATTACATAAAAATGTTGATAATCTAAACAATCAAAAAGATTTACAAAACATTATATCTGAAGCATTTATAGGTGAAATTTCAAAATATATTAATTACATTAAATTAAATGAAACACAGTTTAATTTTAATACCTCAACATTTAATCAAAAAATTAAGATTGTTGAAAAATTACCATCTGGATTAATACAAAAAATATTAGAAAAAGTTTCTGGGTGGAAAAATGAAGCTGATTCTTTATTAACAGTGACCAGTGGTGAATTTACAAAAACCATTGCTGTAGATAGTTTATTGTTTTTAAATTGATCATTAAAGTGTGTTGGCATATAAATATTATATATGTCAGTAGATACCACTTCTGTAGATGAAATCATCTCTAACCTTTCCAGAATAGCTGGAGAGGTTAATAACGTTACTGGCCGTGATATCGTTGAAAACATTATTTTTGGTGAAAATAAAGACACATTAAAAAATATACAAAATGATTATTTGTCCACGTTTTATACGGTGGCTCCAAATTTTAAAAATCTTTTTACTAATATTCAATCAAAAATAAAAGACACTAATGATCAAATAGATCATTTAGATGTTGAAATAAATAAAAAAAAAAATTCTATTAAAACAGATGATGCTAATTCGGTAAAC